AAATAGCATGACTGATCAAGATCGAATAAATAGCGTCAAAGCCCTTGCCGCCGAGTGGCGCAGAATGGCATTAAATAATACCAAGAGCCCGCAGGACATAGTGAAGTCGCAGTGGGTACAGCAAAATGGCGAGTCCTACTCAGACACTTATCTGGCGGGACAAATGCCCAACTGGTCATCCGCGCCAAGACTTATGAGCACCTACGAGCACGTAGTTAATCTGGATAATTACTTGAGACACTTCGGTTTAAGAGGATCAATAACCGATTTTGAATTTCTTAAGAAGCATGAAGTACCCTCCCATGATCTACCCAAAGGATTGGTTAAGAACAACATACATTACATTAGGAGAAACAAACGCTAAAAGTAATCTGTATGTTAAATGATTAATTGAATGAATTAATTGATTTCTGATCCTTAGATGTTTATACTATGTGTATAACATCTAATGGACTGAAATATGGAACACACATCTAGAGCCCAGATCTGGGCAAAATTATCAGAAGTAGAAGTACGCGACTATTGCACAGAAGCTGAAGAAACAGAGGACGGTGTTGTCTTACTGTATCTTCCGTGGATGCGAGCTCACGCCTTGATGATGGATAACTTCCCTGAGTACCGATGGGAATTTTCTGAAGACCCCACTGGACGAGAAGTCCATTACTTCGATGACGGAACTGCTGAAGTGCGATGCAGGATGACAGTCGAAGGTCACACCAATATCACTTATTTGCCGGTACACCGAAAAGGCAAAGCCATTACCAATCCAAACTCAATGCAAATTAATAGTGCAAAGCAACGTGCGCGTGTCAAAGCCTTAGGAGAGTTTGGGCTAGGGCATTCAATGTGGTTGGAGTCTGTGGCAACCCCTGCGTACAGAGATGATGAGGTTAAATCAGAACAGTTATCTGATAAAGATCAAGTCAATGAGCTTTGGGCTGTGACAGTGCCGCTCCTCAAAGAGGCGACCACTCAAGAAGCGGGTCTTAAAATATACAAAAGATTCACCAGAGGTCTTGAGAACAGTGGGTTAGTGGATACAGTGCCAAAGCGATGGCAAGCAGTTTGCAAGAAGCAAGGTTGGAACACTAAATGAGCCTTGCAGTTCAGGGAAGTCCTGAGTGGCACTTAGCGAGAGCGGGAAAGATAAAGGCATCTGTCTGTGCCGCGCTTGAAGGCAAACACCCTTACATGAAGCCGCAGGATCTGGTTCGCCAAGAAGTCCGTGCGCTTGCTGGAGCTGAGTCTGAATTTGTTATGGTTCCTGCAGTAGCCCATGGTCAAATGATGGAAGATCATGCCCGAATATTCCTAGAAGATCTGCAAGGTTATCGCGTCAGAGAGACTGGGTTAGTTGTTCATCGGGACTATGACTTTATAGCCGCAAGCCCTGATGGTTTGGTGCATCTTGACGGTTGTATTGAAATAAAATGTCCATACCCGCATTACACGAAAGAGCCCTACTCCATCTTTGATAAGAAGCGATCCATGTATCTCATGCAAGTCTACATGCAGATGGAGGTTCTGGATGTGGATTGGTGTGACTTCATTTGCTACTTGGCAAGAAACGAGACTGTAGAACCTCAGTACACCCTTGAAAGAGTTGAGCGTAAGGAAGACTTCTTAACCGAACTATTATCTCGCAAGTACATGCCCCAACCTGAAAAAGGAACGGTGTCTCGATTAGACCTGTACAGGGCTTGGTACAAGCACATTCAAGCACAGTATGAGTATGAAGATACTCGCACGAACCATATAACTAAGCCTATCAAAGATGACTTTGAGACGGTCAGTGGTGATGACGATCTTAATGAGCTTTCACGACTGCAGGAAAGAATAGCTTTCTTAAAAGATCAGAACGCTGATGTATTAAATTCGTTAGATATTTTAACGAAATCATCGGATGACTTGAAAAAAATTATTGGTGAGAAATACGAGGGCTCTGTGAGCAACGGCTCTACCCTTGTGAAAATCATCCACAAAAATCCTCCTATCGACTACCGAAGTGCATTTGAGTTTCTCGGTGGTGAAGAGGCGGTGTTAGAAAAAGACGAGCAATTAGAATCGTTCAGGCGAGCAACTGGCGCTAAACAAATACAAATTAAGCATGGAGACACAAAATGAGTGACAACACTTTTGAAGTAGCCGGTGGTAATGGTCGGCTGTACAAGTTAGATGCAGAGAAAGCGGCTGAAGAACAGGAACGCTTGCGGGCTCTGCGCGAGGATAAGGGGTATAAGTGGGCTACTCCTGAGTCAGCACACTCCTATGAGGGTTTTCTGCAGATCAGTCAAGAGTACATAAACTGGTTGCAAGAGGGCTTGAACATGTCTGGAACGCCGACAGTTCGGATGAACTGGAAAGCACACATTGCCAAGATGCAAAGCGGTCTTCCCTGCATGCACATAAAAGGCAATTGGTTTGGCGATAAGAATATGCCGAAGCTGAAAGACTTTATCGATGGTGGCGCAAAGGTCACTACTGGCGGTGGTCAAGCACCAGCTCCAGCTCAAGGTAGTCCGGCTCCACAAGCGGCTGGATTTGAGTTTGAAGACGATGATGTGCCGTTCTAGATGCCTTTACGACTAACGCGAAGTGTAGATTCTATTCTGTTTGGGGGTTTAAACCTAGACTCACAGGATCTTGAAAAGACATTTGACCACCGTATCTGGGTTCGCAGAATCATAGATCACGGGCGGTATCAGAATGCGCTAGTCAATATCAGCTCTGAGGAAGGTGTCAGTGAGCATTTAATGAAGGTTGGGGATGAGGGCATATTCCTTGCTAGTGATGTCAAATTTGAGCTGGTAGGCATTACTAACTTCTTAAAGAAGCCAGATAACTGCGAACACTGTGGGCGTGGTGATAGACCAAAAGATCTCTGGATCCCACAGGCAAGAATTGCGGTCTCAGCACCGCGTGAATATCAAATAATCCGCGATGACGCGAGGAAAAAGAAATGACAGAAGAGAACAGTAACGAGATGCTGACTATTGAAGGCAATGTTTACACCGTTGACAGCATTAGTGATGAAACCAAAACCGCTATTCAGCAGATACAAATTACTAATCAGGGTTTGTCCATGATTGGAATTGTTTTGGATGCCGCTCGCGCCATGGTTGAGCTTAAGTACAAAGAGATGATCCCTACTCTCCCTGAGCCCGTCTCAAAAGCTGACGATGCGCCAGAGGGTGAGGTTAACTAAATTCCCCGATAGCCGAGGTGTTTTTCCCTGATCACCTTTTAGCCGGCTTGGTTCACCGGTGGCTGAAACGAACCATTATTTTTGGAGTATTTATGGATAACAGAATGCCTTGCAGTATCACTGATGACCCCTACGCTGATTATAGCGATTACAGTGAGGGCGAAGGTGTATACAAGCCTTATCAGGAAGAGCCGTGTGAGCCGGAGGACGATCCTAGGTTTGGTATAGATCACTAAAATTTGATTACTTGGATTCTTTTCTTATAGAATAGAAGAGCTTCTGGGTAGAAAGTCGATATGGAGAATGATTATGACTTTTGAAGAAGCAGTAAAATTGTACCTACAAGCGCCGACCAAAAGGTTCGGCAATGAGAAAAGTCCTGCGGCACACAGTACTTTGTTGTGGATGGCGACTCGATACCCGAAAGGGTTGAGAAATCCTGACACTAGAAAGCTGAACCAGTACAGCAAATATTTGCATGACAAAAATCCTCGATGGAAAGTTGTTTGGGATGAAACCTCAGGAATGTTTGCTGGTCGAGATATGCACTCTATTATCTCTCTGGATGTGACTAGGATGGAGAACGTACTTAGAACGCAAAAAGGTCTAAGTCCCGCGGGGATAAACAACTACTTAAGATATCTAAAAGCGTTATGTAGATACTCTAAAAGTAAGCTGTCTGTTAAGTTTGAGGATTTCCCTGAGTTCGAGTTAGGCACAGAGGAAATGCGGGAAGAGTGGCTTGAGCCTGAAGATGCACGAAAGTTGATTCAATGGCTAGATCCGCTGAGGGCAGACATGGTTAGGTTTGCTCTGGCGACTGGTCTTAGAAACGCGAACGTGACGCTTCTAAAGTGGGAGTGGTGGCAACCGAAGTCGGGAGACATTATTATCCCGAAGACGGAAACTAAGAATGGTTGTGCGCTTCACTTGATTGTTACAAAAAGTGCGGAAGCGGTGTTAGAGAATCGCCTTCGGGTGCGGGAGCAGTTGATACAGCGACACCCTCACCTCTCAGGAAAGTTAGATTATGTTTTTGTGCAGGACGCAAACAAGTCGCTGGGCAAGCATTTCTATCGAACATCTGTTTGTAATAAAACGTGGAAGAGAGCTGTTCGTTTAGCCGGTCTTCCGCCTTGGGTAAGGTTTCATTCGTTACGCCACACGTTTGCAACGTGGCATGTAGCGGCAGGAACAACGACCAAGGAATTGATGTCAGTTGGTGGGTGGAAGTCACCTAACTCAGTTGACCGTTACATGCATCAGAATGAGACGCACAAGAAGAAGGTGGCATCCAGATTGGACGGGGTTATGCTGTAGCTCAACCCTAATCTAAAGAGAAGGGTTTGTCGCTTTCAGAAAGTGTTTTAAACAGTAACACATTTACACTAGGGTTGAGCTATTTGAATACCCTATAAACTGTTGATTTATATAGATATTTACCAAATGGAGCGGGAAACCGGATTCGAACCGGCGACCTGTACCTTGGCAAGGTTTCGTTATCAATATCGTTATAAATCAATGACTTACGAGAACTTTCTACCCAGAAGAATTTTCGTGATAGCACAACCCTAAAGGTGATTTATGACGGATTTAGAGAAGAAAATAAAGGAAGCTAACGATCTTGCTGACCGATTACTTGGTGAGACTGTTAAGAGAAAGTTTGAGTTACTCAAGTGGTTAGACAAGGGTCTGTTTACTCTGCATGTTGACAACAAAACAATACTAACGGTTGGACTGCTTGCAGTGACGTTATACATACTTTAGACGCATGATAACCATAACCTTTTAGCATTACTCAGTAAGCATATAACCCTTTATAATGCCGCCTCGTTAGTAGTTCCCCCCCTACCTTTTAAGGCTTTAATAATGGTCGTTGTTTGCGTGTGTATTCTTTTTGGCTTGCTGTGTATTGCTAAAGACGATCTTATTTCATAACTACTTTAGAGGATTAGAGTTCAGGTAGTCCATTGCCGACCAGAGATCTTCTACTTCCCGCTTCATTGTTGTTATCTTCGATTCAAAACCTGTAACCTTCTCTGTGACAAGTTCAGCTTGAGTCACAGTAGCTTTCATCGCCTCAAATTCTTTCTCAAGATCGTTAACACTTTCATCAATTAATAATAACTTAGCCTGTTGTGCGATGATCGTCTCTAGGTTGACCCCTAACGCGGCTAATTTCGCTTGTAGCTGGCTTACGTCATTATCCGATAGCTGTTGCTTAATTAACTCAATCTCGCTTAAAAGCTCTTGCTTGTCGGTTACAATCGTTTCCTCCAAAGGCGTTATGTTTGGAATTGACCGCAACTCGACTGTCTCAAGGCG